TGGTAATCAGCACTCCCCCCAGCCTTTCCCCTTCGACAAAGGCCATGACATCGAGAGCCAGTGGCTTGATCGGGAGGATCGAAGCGCAGGGATACCAGACCGACTCGTGCGGCCCCTGAGCCGTTGGATCAGCGGCGTAGCGAACGAAAATGTCGGATACGTCGTGGTGCGGTGACGCGGGGTTCTCAGTCCGTTGCGTGTGCTGATTCCAGAATTGCGGATTAGCATCCAACGCAGACACCAGAGGAGCCATGTCGGCCCCACTGGCTAGAAGCTGGATCTTCACGCCGCCATGGCTTCATCGACGTTATCGCCGAACAGAAAGCGCAGGATGTCGTACAGGATATCTTCGTCGGTCAGATCCTTGTAGAACGCAGCGCCCATCGGTCCGTACAGGTCAGCGCGGATGCCCTGCAAGATGCGGCGGTTGAACGGCTTGCCTTCCGGCGTCTTGAAGTTGTTGTGCTTCTTGGCCTGAATCTGCCAGTAGTGGCACATGCTTTCTGGCAGGTTCTCGGTTCCCGGCGTGACACTGATGTACTGCGAGTGGAAGCGGTTGTTCTTGTGCTCGATATCCCGATATCCGATCAGCATGCCTTCGTCGTCAAGGATCTTCTTCTGCGTGATAGAAGCCTTGATCGACCCCTTCATGATCTCATAGTAGGGATGCGGCATGTGCAACTTGGTGTCGTAGGGGAAATCCAGCTTGTAGCCTTCCCATGTAATGCTGAAGTAAAGCTGCGAGTGCTCCGATTCCTGCGGAGGCTTGTAGACAAAGCAGTCATGACGTTTGCCGCCCCACCGCGCCCCCACTCCCAAATGCGGCTTGGGATCGAACAAGGCTCCTTTGGTCAGGTTCGCCATTGGCACAACGGCAGGGACCACTTTATCGGACTCGTCGGTCGGCTGCACGCCCAGCGCTTCGCAGAGCTTCAAGCGCATGGTGCGCTCGGCCATTTGCTTCAGCAGCGTGATGTTCAGCACTTCACCGGCTGCGATCAGTTCGTCCTTCGTCAAGCCCTGAAACCGGCTTTCGGTCCAACGTTCCATATCTACTTTGATGGTCATAATCTGTCCTTCATGAGAAAAGGCCCCCGGTGAATTGGGGGCCGTTGATTCGCCTCAATCGGCGAGTTGCATTGGCTTATCGAGGTTACGAGCCACAGTTGACGAAATGGATCGCAACTCCGATGACCGTTGGGTTGGTGAACGTACCCGCCAGCGTCAGGATCAGGTTATCCCCGGCGACTGGCAGAACAGTGACCGCCTTGAGCTGTGCAGGCGTAAGCAGCGTTGCGGTGTTGGACTGGATTTCCGTGGTCAAGCTCGCGATAGCCGAGACGGACGAGGTATAACCCAGCGTTCCGGTCAGCGATCCGTTGGTTGCCGTTGCGGTAATCAGGCCGTACAAGGGGCGGACGCCTGCCGAAACCGGCGCGAACAGAGCGATGTCTGTGGCAACAGTTCCTGCGGGCAGACTCACCAGCGCGCGGACCCATACACCCTCGCCATTGCGAAGGTTGTTCGGATCGTTGATGACGGTGTAAGTCCGACCGTCCGGGTTCAGGACGTAGAGGTTGCTGTAGTTGGTTGCCATTGATGTTCTCCTTAGGCCGGGTTAGCCGTGACGGCGCATTTGATGTTGACGAGCCAGTCGAACGAAACCAGCATGGCGAGGTCGTACCAAGCCGCAGAAACCACAACGCGGCTGTTGGTCACGTCGGACTTGTCGGCCTTGTCGAGGATGTTCGTCTCGACGTTGCCATAGCCTTCCTTGCCGGAACCACCGAGGCTCACGTCCACTAGGGCATCGGTTGCGCAGACGATGAAGTTGTAAACGTCCGGGAAGCCGCCTGTCGAACGCAGGGCCGAGTTGGTCACCGAAGTCGCCGCGCCCAGAGCCGGAACAAACTCAGGCGAGCCAACAAAGATGATGTTGTCCACGCTGCCGAACGTACCCTTCGGGTAGTTGCTCGGGGCCATCGCCGCCCTCGGGACAAAGCCAGGAAGATTGCGGATGTCCGGATTGGCGTTGGTGTGGTGGAAGCAGTAGTAACCCGCTTCAACCGGCGACGTGCCGATCTTCGTGGTGCCGTTGGCTTCGTTCGTGAACGTGTTGCCCTTGGCCGCTTCAATACTAGTAACAGCGGTCTGCAAGCGTCCGAGGGTGATGACGCCGTTCACGGTCTGGACCGTGGAAATGGCGGCACTGTTGTACAGGACGTTCGTGCCCGAAATCGCCGCGTTGTAGCGGATACGTTCGCGGGTCGATTCGACCTGAATCATCAGCGTGTTCGTCATGCCTTCGATCCAGTCCAGCGGACTCAGGTCGGCGGTATAACGGGCCGTGGCAAATGCCGCTGAATAGCGGTACATGGTGCCGTTGTAGGACTCTTGTGTCAGAGCCTGCGTGGTCGGGTTCTGGCCTTCCGGCTCAGGGGTCGTGCTGATCGCCGAGTTGATCCAGCGGGTCAGGATGAGGGTGGCACCGGAATTCTTGTCGATCTTCCGGTGGTTGAATGCAGCGCCGATACGCAAGATCGCTTCCGCTTGGCGGAGCATCTTTTTCGACATGATTGCCGGTGTATTGGCAGGCAGGGTTGCGATTGCCATGTGAATAGCCTCTGGATAGATGGGTTAGATTTGATAACCCGCAGCACGCGCCATATCAATTTGCGCTGCGAATTGGTCTTCCTCGTCCATCGGTCCTGCGGAAGAGGATCGTGGGAGCACGGTCGTTCGGCGGGTCGTCGGATTCGGATCTGCTACCGATCTTGCCAGCGGCTTTGTGGCCGATGTGTTCGGTGGTGCAGTCTGGCCAGAAAGCTGATCGGCCAGTTGAAGGTCACGCTTGTAGTTACTCAGCACAAAGGACGTGCTGCTTGCTTTCCCGTCTCGCAAGAGATTCAGGACAGGCTCACCGCACGCTTGGAGCCACGTCTTGAAACGTGGATCTGCGTCGATTTCCTGATAGTCCGGATGCTCTCTCTGCAAGGCCGAAAATTCTTGATTACGCTGTTCTGTCTCTCGGATAAGGCGCTGCTGGGACTCAAAGTTACCCGCCAAAGCGTCGAACTGCTCGCGTAGTTCGGCGTTCTCACGCGCCGCCCGTTCCGCAAGCGTCTCGATTCGGTTATTGACCGCAAGAAGCGCCTGGGCCTCGTCTGGATAATCTTTCTGGAATTTCTCAAGCGCCCGCTTCGTATCATCATCGGTGACGCTGGACGCACGATTCTCGATTTCTCGAAGCTTCGTGCGTGCCGCCTGAAGTTCCCGCTGCGTTGGCGCGAGATTGTTTTCTACAGCACGCCGGTCCGCTTCTGCTTTCCGAGCAAGTTGCTGGAACTCGGCGACCTTGGCCGCTGCCTCCATGCGCTCTCGGACGATCTTCTGGGATTCCTCCGGCAGTGCCGCATAGCCCGGAAAGAACTCCTCCGCTGCCGCCACTTCCGCAACGGTTTCGGGTTCGACAACCGGCTCCGCCGTTTCAACGATGGGAGCCTCTACTGGCTCGACAGCCTCTGCTTTCTCCGGAACTTCCGCCTGCGCAAACAGTTCCTCTTCGTTCAGTTCTACATCAGCCACGGCAATTCGCCTTCTATGGGAGTGGTCTGGGGCGCGTCACCCCACGAAAGCACGTCCACTAAGGCCGATATGCGCGCTCTGCATTCGGTCGTGCATTGTTGGTCAAGGGCGGTCCGGTTCTTTTTGTCCAGCTTCGCCAGTTCCTGCTCGATACGCTCGGTAATGAACTGCCACGTATCGGAATGTCGGTCGATCATATGCCGCTACCCTTATCGCGCTTGAGTTGCATTTCCTTCGCGTCGCGCTCGATCTTCATGCCTTCCGTCATCAAGCGCGCTTGTCGGTCCTGCTGCTTCTCGTAGGCGAACTCGGCAGCCTCAAGGCGACTTTGCTCGGCCTTCTGTGCGGTCGCCTCGCGTTGCGCGTCTGTGCGCTCCTGAGCAATCAACAGGTCGGCGTCGATCTTCTTGTCTTTCAACTCAAGATCCCGCTGCTTCAGGGCCAAGTCGCCCATTGCGCCGCTGTTATCGACCTGCGGATTTTGGGCAGACTGCAATTCCAGCATCGCCATCTGCTGCTTGATCTGTTCGGTCTGGGCAAGGATCGTCTCGCGCTCTGCCCTGAGCTTTTCCGTCTCTGCCTTGGTCGCAAGCAACTGCGCCTGAAGCATGGCCGGATCGGGCGGCTGATTCTTCAGCGATTCCAGATACTCGGATTCCGGCACCATGACATCGGAGAACTGACCGTCCATGTTTGCCACGTTCATTTCCAATAGCTTTCGATCCCGCACCATGCCCTTCCAGCGCGGGTTATCGGTCATCTGCGTGAAGGCCATGCACTGCTGCGCCCTCACGTCTTTGACTAACCGCTCCGACTGCACCAGAGGATTGACCAGATAGTCGCCCTTGATGCCCTCGTCTTCGTTGTTGTCGTTGTTCCACCAGACCATGCGCTGGATAACGGGGTCGAATACCTCGTCATCTGCACAAGCCGCCACCATCCCCTGAAGAATGCTGCGGACGTTGTAGATCATCGCCAAGCCGGAGGCGGTATCGTGCTCCTCCGCTCCTTCTTCGCTGGCCCATTGCAAGGTATTCAGTTCCTCGTCCATCAGGGATATGGCGCGGTCCATGATCCTGAGCGCACCTTCGGACTCGTTGGGCGTGTTGAACACGTTGATGAGTTCAGCCATCGGCGTGTCATCGGTCTTGTACATGACCTTCGGCCCGCGAATCGACCACTGTTGATCGGCAGGCTTCATGCTGCCGTTCTTCATCACGATCAACGCGCCCGACGAAACGGACTGGTTGTGCAAGGCCATCAGCCAAGCCGCACAGGCCACGCGGTTGGAATCCACCCCCATCATGGGCAGGCTCAATCCGAACATCGACCCTTCAATCGGGAACGGCGCGAAGACGTAGTACGGGATGCGGAAGTCGTCAGGCACCGGGGCCAGTCGCGCCCTCAGAATGAAATCTTGGCAGAACCAGATATCGGCCATCGCCATGTCAACCGGCTCAGGGTTTCCAAGCCCGTCATCCGGTGAATCGCAGCCGCACAGGCCAAGAATCTCAAGATCCTTCCTGCCCAGCACGCCGGTATAGCGCCAGACCGCATAGCGATCCTTGTAGATATTGGTGTTGTCCAGATACAGCATGCGTTGCGAAAGGTTCTGTTTCAGCTCGGCACCGATGTCAGGCTCCGTGCGAAGCAGCGCATTGATCTGAAACTCATCGAATCCAGGCGCAAGGTTCTGGACCTCCATGCGGCCCATGAAATGCACGTAAAAGGCTTTCTCTGCCTTCTCGGCACGTTCCGTCAGGTCCGGGAAGAAACAGAACGGGTCGGCCTCTGTGATCTCAGGAACGATGCTTTCTTCCGTCATCATCCGCGAACCGGAATTCGGCTCTTGCGGGACGAAACCTTGCTGCTGCCAATCGGTCTGCGGCTGCGGGGCACTGTACTTGCGCTTGGTGCGGACTGATTTGCGCGGCCCCATCAAAAGGCCCGTTCCCAACTGCGCTGCATCCATGCACATTTTTCGGATCGACCGACCGAACTTGCACCACTCCAACTGATTGCGGATGGTCAGTTCCATGCCGTCGCAGGCTTTTTGTAGCCGCGCCTCAAGTGTCGGATCTTGTTCTTTGGCCTTGGGATCGCATTCCGGCTCAAGACCCCACGGATTCGCGCTGAGCATTTCCACCATGCGCGCCGCCCAACGTTCGGTACGGGCACGCAACAGCTTTGGACGTGGTGCGCGAGTCGTGTCGGAATTGACCGGCTGAGACTTCGTTGCGTCCTCGTAACAGTCATCTCCACGGAAAAGGCGCTGTGAATCCAGCATCATGGTTTCAATCGGGCGCTTGGCCTTGATGAGTTCGTCACGCTCACCGGAAAGCCGGGATACCAGCGCCTTCATGTCCATCAGCTTTTTGATCTGCGCATCGCGCGCCGCTTCCTCGATCTTACGCAACACTTCAGGATCAACGGGCACAAGCGGATCATCACCGATCATCGGATCAGCGTTGAATTCATCGTTCAATGGGTGACTCCGTTAGTACAGCCCGAAGGTCTGCTCTGGCGTTTTGTGGATCGGGTCAGCGCGTTTCGTACGGGCTTGATCCAAGCCCATTATTCCGTAGCGAAGGCCGTCGAGTCCGTGGTCGTCTTCTTTCTTGATCCGACCCTTGTCGTCATACGAATACCGGCGTAGCTCGTCCAGCAAGCGCGTGCAGGTGTTGAAAATCTTGAGACGACCCGTAGACAGGCGCTCCAGAACCGTAGCGATTCCAGCGTCTACCGACTTGTTGGGAAGGCGAACCAGAACCCCTTGCGCTTTGTACAGGTCAAGGAACTTCTCGCCATTGGTCTGCGAAGCGCCTGCAATGTCGCCGACGCCAGGAATCCAGATGCCACGCGCCTTGATCGCTGCGGCATGGATTGGAACCTCCGCCTCGCCGCGATAATGCTCGCTGTAGGCGTAGACGATATCGTTGTCGCGGTCATGGGCCAGCCAGATGCAGGCCGTCATGTGCCAACCACAGTCCAGCCCGAACAGACGCGGCCAATGGTCTGGAATCATCGGAAGCGGGTTAATGACGAAGTTGCTTTCATCCACCGGATAGACCCTTCCTATGCCTGCGACGGCTTCGCCATTGATGCGCGCATCCCGCAGGTACGGCGGGCAACCCGCCAGCATTTGCTTCTTTTCTTCTTCGGTCAGGTGCGGAACATCGTCCCACCGGCACTTGACCAGTATCTTGCTTGCCCCTTCCTCGTTCGCCAGCGAGGAACGTTGAAAGGACTTCACCACGTCCGTAGGCCCGGACAGCGGAGTAAAGGTCAGCAGGATCATGCCGTTGACCGTTCTGCCGCGAAACACGCACTCGGTGTAGATATCCATCGGCGGCTCTTCGTCCAGCCAGATCAGATCCTTCTCGGTACCCTGAAACGACTCGCGTCGCTGATCGTAGGACTTGAACGCGATGGTTGAGAACCCGCCGCTCTTGTGCTTCACCCGAGCAAAGTCGCAGGCGTAGTTCGTGCCCTGTCGAAACTTCCCGTTGAACTGGCCGTTCGCGTCCAGCAGCGCGTCGCGCGGGATCATGCCAGACCCCAGCGCAGACAGTCCCAGCTTGGCGACATCGCCGATCAGTTTGGTTTGCGTGATATCGCGAACCGTCTCTTTCGTGTCGCCAGCAACCCACATATCCGTGGGTCGGTTGTATCTGCGGCCTTCCCACCAATCCGGGTAGTCGCCAGTTGCGTGGAGTGTTACTTCGTAGGCCCCGACGCCTTCCGTCTTGCCGACACCGTTGCCGCCTTGGAAGCAGCGCTCCCGATACATCGCCCCAAAGCCAAACACCAGCATGTGCTTCGGATATGCGTCGCGCGGGTACTTCCCTGTTGCTGGGTAGAACCGTGCGATCTTGTTGTACCGCAGCCGCCTTTCCTTTTCCTCCAGCAGCTTCAGGAGTTCAACCTTGATCGGGTCCAGCATGGTTACTGCGGATCACCATCCCACGCCTTCGCCTGCCACGGATGCGTGCTGACCAGGGCCGTGTCGATCTGTTCCAGCGTATCAGCGTCAACGATCTGGCCCCATGTCGATGGACCGTTCGGCTGCTCGCCACGGAAGTCCGCAACATGCGCGTCGAAATATTCGCGGCATTCGTCCACCGTTCCGCGAAACTTGTAATCGCTGATACCGCCCAGTGCGTAGCCGGTGATTCCGGCGAACAGAAGGGCGTGGCGGCTGGTTTCAGTCTTCGTTTCCTTGGTCGCTTCCGGGGTAGCGGTTGCTGCGGTTTTCTTGGTCGTCATGTCAGTCTCCTAAAGGATTCCCGGTGCCAGCTACCGCCGCCGGGCCGACGGAGAAGGGTCGCGCTGGCTACGTTGGGGTTCTTCCGTCCACTTCCCACAAGGCGATCAGATAGGCGGCGTATTCTTCCTGCATGGCGTCACCGTAATTCAGCGCATGGTCGATGCAGTAGGCGAGGAAGTTGGATTTCATTTCTTCCCCATCATTACGCGCTCAGCCATGCGCGGGTCCATCCCGTCAGCGATCAGCGCCTCGTACTGCGCCTTCTTCTGCGCCATGTCCACTACCGCTGAGTCCCAGCAAGGCTGGCATAGGTGGCCTGTCACGATCCCGTCTACGACAACCGGGTGGCCGTCAGGACTGCCGCACTTGCATGCGCCAATCCCGCTCTTTGGGCTGTAGACGATTTCGTATTCTTGGGCCATGCCACTCTCCTTCTACAGAGTTAGGGATGCCCCGATACGCTCGGGGCTGGCGTATTTTACTGCTTAACGGCTGTAGATCGCAGTAAGCGGCTCAACCATCAGGTACGAACCTGCGTTAACGGACGATGCCGTGGCGTTGGTGACCGACTGCGCCCACTCGATGCCCAGCGTACCGCCTGTGCTGAAGTAACCCACCGCATCATGCTCGACACGGACGTAGGCAGCCGCAGCCGGGTTCTGTGCCGTGTTCAGGGCCGCAACGTCGATGACGACCTGCGATGCACCCGCAGCCGTAGCGAACACCGTCTTGCCCGTGTAGAACGAGGCTACAGCGGTTCCGGCAGCCTGGTCGATCTTGAACCCAGGCGTAGCAGTGGTCGTGATGTACAGGACCGACTTGACGCGGTACAGCACGCCAGCCAATACCGTTACCTTGAGGTCCGGGTCTTTGACGAAGGTGGACGTTGCGTTGGTTGGCAGAGCATCACTCTTTGCGCCGGACTCCAGCGTAAAGGCGTCACGCAATGCCTGCTGCTGGATCGGGGCGAATGCTTTGGACATGGACTGGTTGAACCAGCCACGAGTGCGGAGGAAGGGGTAAGCCATGTTGAAACCTCTCTGGTAGGAGCCGCTTGCGCGGAGGTTGGTGGAACTTAGTTCGGGTGCGTCATGGGCGCGAAGGACAGCGATCCAGCGCCAGCCGTGATGCCCTTGGTCAGCGTGTAGTCGGGACCGCCTGCCAGAATCACGCTCGGGAGCGCGACGGTCATGACAGCGGCTACGTTATCGTCATTGACGACAGGCACGGCGCTGCCATCCGGGGCAATCATCGTCACTGTGGCCGTCTCGACGCCAGCAAGGCCCGACGCCATGACCATGACGCGAGGGTAGTTGGCCGTGCTCAGGACGACAGTCTGTGCAGCGGTGGCGGCAGGGGTAAGCTGTACGGTTGCCATGTTGGCCTCTTGATCGTAGGCAGTAAAAAGCCCCGACTTGCGGGGCTTGGGGATTCAACAGTTAAGCAGTGGCGATTGAACAGTTACAGTTCGAACACGGCTGTTCGGTATTGGGCGGTGGAACGGCATCAGGATACGTAACTGGCCCCTTGTCGTGCCAAGGAACAGGGTGGACGAATCGCTTGGCGATATCCACGCACGGACAGCGCGCACACGTCGGCGCTACGCCTGCGTTGCACTTGGGGCAGATCCAGCCGGTGGTCATGGCCTGCTCGCCTCAATCCAGTGACAGATAGCGATGCCGAGAAGCATGATCGCAAGGTTACTTGCTGCGCCAACAGCGCCTAATGTTGCTGGGTACATCGTCCTTCTCCTTCCAAAGACAGGTGCGGCATTGTAGCGCTTAACCTTCCTTTTTACCTGATTGCTATCAGCCGCGCTGTCTCAGCGGCAATCTCTTTCCGCGTCCTTGATCGGCGGTTGGACTCGGCAATCACCCTCTCAAGTCCCGCTACACGCTTCCGGTATTCGTCCAGTGTCGGCTCAGTCGCGCCTACTTCTTCAGCGTATTTGCAGAATAGCAAGTAGTAGCGTCGCTCGGCTTCAGGATCAATCACGGCTTAGCCTTCCAAGGGAATACGTTAGTAGGCCATTGTTCACTACAACCCCGCGTTTTCTGACACTTGCCAGCTAAAACCGGGGCGAATCAGCGGTATTGTTCACGCAAGCGGAAACAATCAGCCCGCAATCCCCAGCTTGGCCGACAGTTCGCGGATCTTTTCTTCCAGCGCGTCTGGCGTCATGGTGCTGAACTCTACTGCGCCGCCGTCTTTGCCGGTTAGTTCGGTGGTTATCTTCTCCCCGTACCGGCCTGAGTCCCACTTAGCCAGCAGTTTCAGGTCTGTGTCGATAATCAGCTTGTCGCGCTGAACGTCTTGCTTGGAATCGCCCAAGCCTCGTGCGGTCTGGCGGACCTTATGGGCAATCATGTCCCAGCCAAGCATTCGACTTCTTGCGATGTCGCAAGAAAATGCTTCGTCTGCGGCCATCCAGTTGCGGACAGTCGTATCGCTTGGCATATGCTCGTCACGGCAAATGACCATCAGCGGCTCGCCATCGGCCAGCCTTGCCTTGATCTCATCAAGCAGCGTGTCAGTCAGTTTGCTCGGCCTTCCCCGTTCGCGCTTGACTTCGGAGTCTGGCTTCTTAGCTGGGGTTGCCATCAGTCTGTCCGAATGCACCTGTTGCGCAAACACGGCGGTGATCCATCTCAGTATCAATAAGCGGCCAGTTACAGGAATGGGTTTTTATGGTCCCCGTAACCTCAACAGGAATGCCGTTCCAGCACATGCGCTGCGCCGTCACCTCTCGTGTCGAACACGCTTCCTCGCGCATCCGATAGATCAGCGCCGCACGCTCAGGCGTAAACGTCTCTGCTGGTCGAGTGGAGGTCACGATAGACCCATCCGACGAATGTCAGCGGCCAACTGCTTCCACGGCTCATTCATGATTTCAGCGAACTCGAAAGCCTTTTCCATCTGACGCTTCGTGATCGCCTCGTGCGCAGCCTTGCTCTCTGCCGCGCGCTGGACCAGCGAATCGAGCTGCTGCTGATACTTGTCCACGTTCATCCCACGTCTCCTTCCAAAGACCTACGATTGATTCCGGTACTGATGCAAGGTCATGCCATTCGCCTTGGCTTCTGCACGCTCGTCGTTGATTTCGTGGCGTGGCATCAGCGGGCGCTTGCTCAGGCCCGTGCCGAGCATGGCTTGTACGCCCTCTAAACTCCCTTGGCGAACGCCCATGCCGATTGTACCGCGTGCGCCGGAGGCTGTGTCGCCCGAGTAGCCGAAGTTTGCGGCTCCTCTAGCAGAGCTTGGCGCTGCGCCGAAGCGGGTTACTGTCGCGCCAGAAGGCCGCAACTGGCTCGGGTGTTCGTTCGGGTCGCCTGATTCCGGAGAGTCCTGTGCGCTGGCCATGAGGGGCTTACCCCACATCTGCGCGTCCAGGCGGTCGCCGGAGGATTGTGTCAGGTCATTTCCGTAGGTGTTGGCAAAGTCTCGGGCACGCGATTCGCCGCCACCGCTGAACAGGCCGCTGACAAACTGCGGAAGCGTCGGGATATTCGTCCCCATGAATCCGGATGAACTATTCCCTTGCTGACCGCCTACGCGGGACAGGATGTTCTGGAACCAGTTTGCGGCCATTATCGGATCACCTGTTCATCGCGAGGCTGCGCATTCTCGACAGCTTCGCGCGCCCAAATAGCCGCTTGCTCGGTGTGGAGTAGGAATTCATCGTGCGAAACTTGGCGGTCTCCAATCCAATAGCTTTCGTTCATTTCCTATCCGCCCTGATAATGTCCTGTAGCTTGGTCACTTGCTGGTCGCATTCGGCTGCGGCTCGAACAATTCGGCCCGTACTTTCTTCTCGGTCTCGCTTGGCTGCATCAGGCTCGCCGGTACTGGCTTGAGCTTTGGGCAGCTTGGGACAGGTCCAACGCTGGCGCAGCCGTAGCTGCTCAGTGCGAAGATCGGCAACAACAGTGTCAGCGACAGCCTGCGCATCTTTCTTGCCTCGTTCATATTCTTGGGCGATCTTGTCATAGGCTGCGGCCAGTTTGTCATCCTGCACCTTCTGGGCGATCAGGAACTGGTTCGCGGCCTTGGTTGCCGCTGCCTCGTTGCGGTCGCGCTCGCGGCTCACGCCTGCGCTGTAGGCGTACCAGTGGGTGCCGATCAGGGCCAGCAGAAGGCCGATACAGAGCCATGCGCGGATCATTCGCCCCTCATATCCAGCCAGTCTTGGATGGCGGCGTGGTAGCGATAGGCGAGGTAGCCGCCTGCCGGTATGCCGAGGATGAGGCCGAGGATGAATCCCATGTCAGCGGCGCGCCTTCACGATCCCGTAATCTTTATCAAAAATCCTACAGACCCGGTATTTGAGATTCCCGTGCCAGTGCCCGTATTTGTTAATGACCTTATACCAGCCGAATGCGTTGATCGTAATTTGATAGCGCAACGGACTAAGCCAAACGCGCAGCGGAATCATCTTCCGAGGTACATCAGCCCAGTACAGCCAAAGCCATACGCGGCCGCCAAACAGTTTGCACACCAAATGCTCTGGACAATGGATATCACCCTCCGTTAGCCAGTTCCCACACGATGCAAACCACGGCCATCGCGCAGAAGGCCAGACCGACTGCGGTTGCGTGGCGTACCCATTCGGATTTCAGGTCGGGGTCGATCATTCTTCTGTTGCCCTGACCCAATCGCCGAAACCGTATTCAGCATCGATATCGTGGCTCGAAAGCATCAGCCAGTTGTAGGCTGGATACAGAAACCCGAAACCAGCCACATGCATAAGGCGAGACACGCCATCGCC